TACAAGTTGTCCTCGATTGCTTCCTCAGTGATTGAGAATGCAAGTGCAACGGTTTCGTGGTTGTAACGAGCAGTGAATGCTTCGTTAGCGTCGTCGAAGTTAATTGCAGAACCTTCTGACTTAGTAGGTGCCGCACCAAATCCAGCCAACATTACTTCTTCTTCAAACGCACGGTCTGAAGATTCAGTAGTGAAGATCTCTGAATGTTGGTTTTCGTACCGATTGTACTCCATGCCAAATAAGGCGTTGAGACCGGGTTCTAGCTCTTTCGCTAGTTGTGCGCGTGATATAGCCATCTGTTAGCCCCCTTATACGCCAGTCACAGAAACAGTACCCTGTGCAATACTTCCGTTTGGAGCATTGAAATGGTTGTTTAAGCGAACGATTAATGGAATACCAGCTACAGTGAAATCTGAATTATCAGGGTCTTCTTGAACACCCATGATTCTTAGAGATAACGATGCAGTGGCAGCGATTGTGTTTAGGTCAGCAGTTGCTGAAGAGATACCTGTAGTATCACTACCACTATTACCACCCGCAAGTGCAATGTTAGCAAATACTGCTGCGCGAATTTCCGCTTCAGTGTTTGCCGCAGCAACTACGTTAGATGTAGCAATTGTGAACGTCTGCATAGGATCGTCATAAACGAAAGCCTTAACAGGGTAGTTGGTATCAGCACCCGCACCTGGCCATGTGTTAGACCAGATAGTTGCGCCAGTTGTAGAAGAAACGTATTCACATCCCCAGAACACACCTACAATAGAGACAGTTCCACCAGCCGCAGCTTGTAGATCGTCAATTACACCAGCCGCAGTCGGTATTACCGGCTGACCTTGGTATAGTTTGTTTGTGTTACCTGGAGCTATGCGATATTCCGTTGCCCCGGTAGAATTGGCTCCTTGGCCAATTTTCCCAATGGGTCGTAGCCCAAAGGATCCGTTAGAATTTGCCATAATAGCACCTCAATAAAAGTTACTCGGAGTCTCTTCGTGAGCCTCCGAAGGATACACGACTTTGCCGATTGTTACTAATCGGCATTGAAGGATGTTGGTCCTTCATTAAATCCTGATCAACTGCTACCATTTGTTCGCGGGTCCGGTTCCCGTAATACGCGGATCGTTCTTGGGCGGTTTCTACAGGTATTCGACACAGCATCAATCCACCTTGTCCGATGATGCCCTCAAATCGACCTTCGTCAATAGTGGGAGCTTCATAGTCTGGATACTCGTCCTTACGAACAGGTTCCCATCCTTCGCGTAGCTTAGTGTTGACGTTCATCTTATCGTCTTCACCACGCATTGCGGTTCGAATCCAACGATGCACAAACCCCGCAGGGGCGTCTGGTGCAGCAAGGCGACTGGGCGGTGCCCATGGTTTACGGCGCGTTTCTGTTTCGCGTGTTACGCTTTCGCGTGATTTTCTGTCAGTCATTTGTCTTACTCCTTCACAAACTTCGCATATTCTTCAAGCGGAACGTTCAGTCGTTTCGCCATCGCAATTTGGGAGGGTGAGAGTTTCACCGACCTACGCCCCTGTTTTGTTGTACTGCGGGTAGCTGAAGCGCCAGCAGGTGCGACCTGTGCTCCGCCCGTTTTCTTCGCCTTCGGGAACTTCTGTGGAAACTCCGTTCGAATGCGTTTGTCAACTTCACTATAGTACTCATCGGTCGACGGGTCAAACCCTTCTTCTTCCACAAGCTTTTTATGTAGTCCAAACGCGGCATAAGTCATAACATCATCAGAACCAAACCATTCATTTTTATTTGCCCACTCTTCTGCTCGAGCATCTGGTTTAGCAACTGGTGCTTGTTGTTGTGCAACTGGTTGAGCTCGTTGTTCTGGTTCTTCAACCTCACGCTCAATACGTTGCTTGGCTAAACGAATACGATCTTGCTGAACAGCCATCTTAGATAATTGTTCTTGTGCAGAGAACATTGCGTCTGAATCTCCAGACTCATATGCTTCTCGGTATTGACGTTTAACAGAGTCAGTGTGTGCTTCTAAACGCGACTCTTCTGAGCTAACATAGCCTTTGTCTAAGTTCTTAACTTGAGACTTTAACTTGTTGTTTTCACTCAATAATTGTTGAGCCATTCGAACAGCTTCTTCACGATCTCTTTCTTCTTTCCGATACTTCTCGGTAAGTTTCTTAATTCGTTTCTGAACGTTGTTGCTATAACTCTCGAGTTCGTCGCCTTTATCTTCAGCGGGTTCTTCAGCAACAGTCTCGACTTTCGTCTCTGACTCCTGCTCTTCTGTTTCAGATTCAGATTCAGCGTCTACTTCAATCTCAACGCCTTCCTCTTCTTCAATAATTTCTTGTACTTCTTCGTTCATGGTGCTCCCCTAAACTTGTTTAATATCATCAGGCTCAAGAATTGTAGCGATCACTTCGTCATCATTTATGATACGAACTTCTCCACCATCAATCTTAAATCTTGATCCAGAATAACGTCCAATACATACCCATTGACCTTCTTTGCACCAGGCATCAGAGCCTTTGCCGAACTTATTTGGGTCTTTATATGCTAATGGACCGATCTTCAAAACATATGCAACGACCGTGGCTACGGCCTCACGAGCTCGAATCTCGTCTGGGATGTGTAGACCGCCTTGCGTTTTAACAGCACCTTGATAAGGCATCACTAATATACGCCAACCTGTAGGTTGAGGTAGTCTTTCCAAAAGGGGTTTTTCTAATAGAGAAGGGTCTAACACCTTCTCGGTTGCGTCAACGTATGCGCTATTCACAGCGGATGAGTCGGCTTTAGCCTCCTCCCGTTCCTTGTTCATTTTCTGCGCGACGTGGTCAGGTACTAATAAAGTCTTCGTCATCGTCTACGGTTCTTTCCAGCAGGGATTTAAATTCCTCACGAGCGTAGGTCAGGCCCCGTACCTCTCCTACCATGAGTTTGTAATGCTCCCAGTCTTTGCAAGCATCACTAGCAAGAGCACTTGCAATATCTTGTTCGCGCTCTTGTAGTACCTTATACATATGTTTTGCAAAATCAACAACATCCATTAAAGAATATCTCTTTCTGAGCTCTGTGCAACCGATTTTATCGGACCGCCCTTTACCCAATCGTCACAGGTGTTGCTAGATTGACACATAAACTTATATATTTGACAGTATCCTAGATCGCCTGAGTCGTCCCCAATGCAATCTAACATGTCTTCTGTTTGGTTGTATGCGCCACAATTGCCGCAAACTTCTGTTAATTTAAAGCCACCGTCTGCCGATGGATCACGATATGACGCTTGTTCCTCTGCGGACATGCGGTTCTCATCATTGATCTCAACATCCTGAGTAGCTGATGGGCAGCTAGGACCGTCATTGTCCCCGTCCATCTTATCTACCGGAATACCATCCGGCATAATGCTGATCATGATTGTAGGCATTAGTATGTTTTCCCACGGTTAGCGTTGTAGCGAACATCGCCGCCATGACCAAACGTTTGTGTCTCACCCGTATCATCGTCGGTGATAATCATTTTATCTTCAGCTTCGATGTTTTCTATTTCATCAATAGAATCTTGATCTAGACCTAAATACTTAGGTCGTAACTTAGGCTTCGGTGAGTTCTTTGGTGCAGGCATGTTGTTCTCCTATATCATTTCTAAAGCTTGGTGTAACGTTTCTTTATTACGTCTTGTCCATCCACGCCCAAACGTTTCAAACGTCTTTAAGCCTTTATAGAAGTCCTGACGAACGCCGTAAACATAATTTATTATTTCTTCTGGATCTTTCTCCATGATAAGACCTAGCGTCTGTGGTCCTATGGCTCCGTCTTGCGTAGCCCCAACTGCACGTTGCACAGCTTTCGCAGGTCTACCCGATCCGGAATTCACGGCCCAGTCCAGACAGGCCCAGTCCAGACCAGAAGGAAGTGAGTCTCCTTTGACTCGATCCCAGTAGTTCTTCTTGTATATCGGAGCTACATCTTCGGGTGTTAGGTCACGCATTTCCTGTTCAGTAGACTCTCGGCCAATCCACTCATCATACACCTTTTTAGTAACTCCCAAATTTGTCATACCTCCGGGATCTTCGGGATGATTTACGAACCCGCCTTCGTGGGCAAGAAGCATGTCTAAGCATTTGCTAAAGTTTTCTCTCATTTCTTACTCCCGAAATATTTGCTTACGCCACGCATACCTATACTTGCGGATACTATTCCACCTAAAGAGTACTGGTACCAACCAGGCATATCCGATAATGCAGCGAAACCTGCCTGTACTATTTGATTACCCCAATCCCCACAGAACGCCAAAATAAGGGGAATACTGAACAAAAGCGTAATCCACTCATCCTTCCAGCTATTCTCTGTAGCCTTCATTGCGGCTAGATCCCAATCAAGTTCTCCTGTTGCGATCTTCATTTTTGTTTGCGCTTCAGCCTGTTTGACGGCAGTCTTGCCCTCAACCATAGCCCCAGCAAGGTCAGCGACCTTACCTAATAAACCTAGTCCTATCATTCTTTATTCGCCTTTCCTTTTGTATACGCTTCCTTGCCATAGAAGGCAGCAACGATAGCAGCTACAGAAACAAAATACACACCAGCAATAGAAGCTAGTGACTTCATGGCTTCATCAAGATTTGCCACGTTACAGAATATAATGGCGAAAGGGTACAGCAACATACCAAATAATGCAAACCATGCCATCTTACGTTGTGCATCTCTTTGAGCATCATCATCAGCCATCTTTAGTCTTTTATCTTCTAAAGCTAATTTATCCCATTCGGCTTGGTCAATAGTACCATTGCCGTCTGCATCGGCTTTTTCAAACTCTGTCATGTCATTCTCCTAATCGGCAAGAGGGTTATCTAACGCCCTCTGCAGTTTGCCCATTATCTTATCTTCTAAGTCTTTCATGGAGCCGCT